TACTAATCTTACCTAATGCGATTAACAAGGCAATTCCTGCAAGGGTCATATATACTATTCCATGGGCGACAACCATATTGTTTTCGTAGTCCCCGCTTCCAATCCATTTTTTATAAATTGCGATGAAAATCAGTCCTATCACAAATAGCAATACGAATGGAGCAAATCTACCAAGGTAGGCAATAATCACATTTGTATCTTCTTCAGGATGAAAAAATTTGTATCGATACATCATATACAAAGAAGCCAACAGGGCGATAACTTGTAATACTAAACCGGTATTTAATACCGCATTTGCAACTGATAATGAATCATTTACGTTCTCTGTTTCTGATTTTTCGATATTAGCTGATCGAACTACAAAATAAATACCTATTACGGCGGATATAAACCCTCCAAATAGTTTACCCATTGTAGAAGAAGAATTTTCGGATGATACCGCAACTCCTTTAAATGCCTTCCATATTAAAGATATGAGTATAATACCACTGACACCAAGTAATACGTATCCAGTAACTTTTAATACGTCTGTTTTAGTAGATATACTCTGGCCGATTATTGTATAACTGGTTAAACCCAGAATTAAACCGATACCCAATACCAATACAACAACAATAATACTTGCAATGATGAACTTTGATAGTTCGAGTTTAGTTTCTCCTGCTGGTTTTGGAAAAAATGGGTCATTACCTGTTCCGTGAGCTTTTTTCCACCCCAAATAAGAATAAATATCGCCGGAATATAACCATATTGCAAATAGAACACTTGTTATCAATAATATAAATGTTTCAATATGTTTGGTGAAGATTTCCCATGTAAAAAATCCAACCAAAACTATTACTGAAATAATAATTAATGGTAATAAATCTATTAATTTTGATACGGATGATGGAGTTGAAACATCCATTTATAATGACAACTATACCCAGTTATAATTATAAGATATAATAATGCGAATAAGAGTACGCTGTATGTCCATCTTCGGGAATTATAAGAACGACATTGCTGTTTTTTTTCCATGACAATCCCGGCATAATGCCACTAAATTATCTACATGGTTAGATCCGCCATGTTCTAAAGCTATCACGTGATCCACCTCAAACCATGCGGGTAATTGACGCTGACAGTCACCGCATTTCCATCCTTGTTGTGCTGCAACATATTTCTTCTTGGTTTCGCTTACACTGCGTTTACTTGATCCTTTGCCAGAGTTAAGGACGCGTCTTTCAGCTGCACTCATTCCTCCGTGTGTTCCGCCCCCTAACGACGGCTGTGCGACATGTGGTGCTTTATTGACCCCCATCGCGCTCATCATCGCACCGCCCATCGCGCCGCCGTCGTTGGGTGGCTGACCCCCTGTCATATCGAAAAACGGAGTTATCATATCTGCTGTCCCCTTACTTATCGGCATGTACTTAATAATATCGTTGGCATGATATAACAATTGCCTAGAGTTTTCAGGATTACGTCGCAAGAACATAAAAAGCGACAACCCAATAAATCCAAATGTTGCCATTTTTATCCATTTTTGGTTGCTTTGAAATAACTTGATCAATTGGCCATCATAGTATGTGTTTGCAACCAGAATAGCTGTAATAATGAAGACAATATATTCTGTCTTTATCATTTATAGTACCCGCGCGTGTATTGGTTATATATAGCAGGGAATAAATTACCTATTATGATAATAGTAGGCGGCATACCCTAACCCAACCATCAACAATAAGTACACCAATTTCTCTCGATACTTCAGTTCTTCCATGATTTGAATCGGTTTCGGTCGGTAATGAAGATAATATCTCTCGAGTGCATCATGTAAAGGGAGTTCATCCTTCATCAAAATCACATTGTATCGATTATGGATAAAATGTATCCATCGAATAAATGATTCGCGACTGTCCAAATAAGGTCGAACCGGATATTTGGCGGTCATTCGATCGAATTCTGCCGACATTTCTGGATCAGGAATAAGCATCGAAAAATTCTGGATGAAGTCATAATATTTTTTACGCACAATATCGTTGACGTGATCTGGGTAATTCACGGCTGCAGTCATTAAAACAAACCAAAAATGCGGACCCCATATTTTCGCATCAAGTTTCAGCATTGTTATTGCTTACTATGAAATGACATAAAAACAATAACAGAAATACGATAAGCGAAATGGACAAAGATTTTGAAATGGCACAGGATCAAGTAAGTTATCCGGTACCGGTAGTTCATCAACAACAAACAACCGCAAAAAAAATAAACAACCCTAAATCAGCATTATCTTATTCGGAAATAATCCAGTTACGGCAAAATAAGCAGGTAGGCGGGGGGGTGAGTGCGGGAGGCAGAAGCGGCGGCGGCGGTGGCGGTGGAGGCGGTGGCGGCGGTGGAGGCGGCGGTGGTGAAGGTAATGAAGCAAACAAATATTTCTGTAATAACTGTAATCGGAATAATCATGTCTACAATAATTGTCGTGCACCGATTACAAGTATTGGCGTTGTCGCGTTCCGATGTGGTGAAACCGGGCCAGAATTTCTTATGATTCGCCGTCGAGATTCATTTGGATTCGTAGATTTTATCCGTGGCAAGTATTCTTTGAATGATGAAGCGTATATCCAGCGCATCATCGATGAAATGACAATGGTTGAAAAATCAAATCTTATGCGTCTTACTTTTGAACAGTTATGGCGCTTGTTATGGGGAGAGTATACTCGTGGTTGTCAATATAAAAATGAAGAACATATCTCTTTTGAAAAATACCGTCAAGTTCTCGGTGGAATTCGTACGAAGGATGGTCGTATTAAAACGCTCCAACAATTCATCGATGAGTCTACGACACGTTGGATGGAGACAGAATGGGGGTTTCCGAAAGGACGACGAAACTACAACGAAAAGGACCTACCATGTGCATTGAGAGAGTGCTTGGAAGAGACCGGGTATGATATCACATCGGAAAATGTTATCCAAAATATCGCACCATTCGAAGAAATATTCATGGGATCTGATATGAAATGTTATAAACAAAAATACTTTCTGGCGATGGTTGATTTAGAGAAATGGATGTCTTTTGACGAATGTATTGCGTCAATACGACCTTATAATTTAGAAAAAATCCGTATTGTTCATAAGATCAATAACATATTGTCCCGCTATAGAATATTTTGAAAATATATCCTTTTTATTTCGTATAGTTATATAAAGGATAACTGATTCAATAATAAAAATGGAAAATCAGGGTATCGAAGAACGTGATGATGGCAATGACCCATTATTCGTTCCAACTCATCTATCAGGGTTAAGGGTTCGATCCGTTAATCCATCGAAATCGTTGCCAGAACCATCATCGGGATCGGGTGTTGGTAGTCCAAGTATCAATGAAGACGAAGAAAATGTTCCGATGGAATTGTCGGTGGCATCGGTTGCCGCCGCGACTCTTTCTGTCATGCCAGGACCGGCGGAACAGCGTCCTACTGATAGTAAAAAAGTACTACGTAAAATAAAACCTATGCCAAAAAAAGGTAGTGTCGCTGCAGGAGGTATCGTTGCCCCCCCCACCACCTCGAAAGATACAATCGAGCGAATGAAAAAAGACTTGGAAGATGGTCGTAAACGCCTTCGACCCGAAGAAATCAATAACCCATTTAGTAAAGAGTTCAACAAGTTATTACTGAAAAAGGAACTGTTAGAACGAGAGATGACAATACATGATATCGGAATATTACCCGGTAGTGACAGCGAGGAAGAAGGCGCTGGACTCTACCCCACCCTAAATGACCCTAATTTTAATACCAAAATAGCCCTTCGAAAAGAGTTTTTTGATACCAAGATGGATGTCGACAATACAAAAAACGTGGAAGAAGAGGCTGAAATACTGTGTAATGCGCAGATCGAACTTGCTCCGAATCAGCAGTTCGTGCGTAACTTTCTGTCGGTTGAGACACCTTATAATAGCTTGTTGTTATACCATGGTCTCGGAACTGGAAAGACGTGCTCGGCAATTAGTGTTGCGGAAGAAATGCGCGATTATATGAAACAAATGGGAATCAATCAGCAGATCATCGTGATTGCGTCGCCAAATGTTCAAGAGAATTTCCGGCTACAGCTCTTCGACGAACGAGAACTCCGAGAGATTGAGCCGGGTGTTTGGAATATTCGAGCATGTACTGGAAATAAATTCATCAAGGAAATAAATCCGATGAATATGAAGGGGCTCACGCGTGATAAGATCATCAAACAGATTCG